TTACCGTTCATCATTTTATTTTACCGTTTATCACATTGGGTTTGTTTTGTTAACGAATTTTTGTTTATATTTGTAGTATAAAAATAAAAAACATGAAAAAATACGAAGAATTAATAGAGCTTGTAGGCGAGCCATTCAGAACAGCGATTAAAAAGTTCGCTATCGAGAACCAAGCTATCACGAAAAAGAAATACAACCATATTACAGAGCTAATTGAATCCGTTGAATGGGATGATACAGCACCAACGCCAACCGCCTGGCATTTGTACTATAAATCACTCGGAGGAACTAAAAGCCTTTTAACAGTCGCTTTTTACCATTCGCCAACGTGTTTAAGAGAAGAAAAAGTTTTCACGAACGACTTTGGACACGCGCAACGAATAATCGAAAACAGATACGGTGAGGGCGTTATTAAATACATTATGAACAACGAAATTTAATTAAAAAAACAATGCACATCAATAAAGAATTAGCCGATAAATACCAAGAGTTTTTCAATTTCTTTAGTCAAGAGCATAATTTGACTTTATGCCTTAGTGAAATGCACGAAATTCTTTTAGAAGCTAAAAAATTGGAGAGCAAATTACGTGAGTATCATGAAGAAGTTGAAAAAACAGCATTAAGTAAACTTCTTGAATGGTGTGAGGAGTTTGAAGATGCTCCAGTAAAGCCTACCTTAACCAATATGAAGGAGAAAATTTGGCAGTTGATTAATTAAAACTTAATTAAAATGAAAGTAATTAAAAAAGAAAAACAGATTAAAGAAGTTGATGTAACTATCAATAGTTACAAACTTTGCGACAAATGCAATGAAAAAATAAAAACAAACAATTATGATGCTTTTAAATGCGAGTTTTTGCATACAACGTTTCGTGTATTGGCGAAGGGCAAGAATAGTAGTACAAAAGTTCAGCCTTTGCACAATGCTAAATAGTAGTACAACTGCTCAATTTATTACTTCCGCTTGCCTTTTGCCAATACATTGTTGTACGCTGTTTTTCTTTGATAGCCAGTTCTTTACAAACTATTTTAAAAATATTTTAATTATTTCTTTGAAAAAGTTTGCAGTTTCAAAGAAATGTTTTATCTTTGTAATGTCAATAAGGCAAAACAATTAAAACATAAATAAAATGTCAAACGAAATAATGAAAATCAGAACAGAAAGAGAATTATCTAAAATGGGTTATTCAATTAATGAAGCTAAAAACTTAATTGAGAAATTTTGGAATCAAGTTTCTTACTTGAAAACAGCAAGAGAAAAAGCATTATACATAACAGCTTAAAAAAAATGAAAATAGCAATAGAAAGAAAAATAGTAGAGGTTCACATCTCTACTATTTCAATCGGTGATAGTATTATTTGCAATGATGGGTTTGAAAGAACCATAGGCAAAGGAAACATAAAACAAAATACTTTTATGGGTACAGCAATACTTGGCGATAGTTACAGATTAGGTCGTTTGCCTGTAAAAAAAGTAATTTATGAAAGAAAACAAATCTAAAAAAGAAAAGTCAAAACGAGGTGGCAAACGAACTGGAAGCGGTCAAAAGTTGAAATACAACGAAGAAACTAAAACGGTTGCTTTTCGCTGTCCACTTTCAAAAGTAGAAAAGTTAAAAGAAATTGTAAACAATCAACTTTCGGAATGGGTCGTTTTAAAATAGCGTACAACAGGAGATATTTATATAGACGGTGGAAGTGGTGAAAATCAAGAAATGGAACTTTGTCAAAAACGCGCAGTTGAACTTGTTAAATTACTTCGAGAAAATGGTTACAGAATTATTGATTCGGAGTGGGATAGGTAGCTAGTGCTGCATTAAGTAGAAATTAATAATATGGAAAAAGATAATTTGAAGAACGACAACCTGTCAAAAGGGCTTCGTTACTGGGTTCAAATTCAGTTTAAAGGTCAATATGGGTTTACTTGGGATATTACAGAGGAAGTAAAAACGTTGAAAGAAGCTAAAAGCTATAAATCAATAATTGACGATAGTGTGAGTAAAGCACAAATTGTTGATACTGTTACGGGTTTAGTTGTTGAGCGGTGGGTTCAATAAAACCGTTTAGTGAAAAACGAAATTTAATAAAAGTTAAAAACATGAAAGAACAAATCATTCAAATTCTTGAAAAGTACGAAAATTTAAGTACAGACCAAAATATAACTGATTTGTATTTTGAAAATATTGCTAAAGAAATACTTGACTTGCAATTGCAACAAACTGCGATTAGCCGTTTTTATGGTGTTTATTCGCCAAAAGATGATTTATTAAAAGTATGTAAAACAAAGAAAAGAGCAATGTATGAACGTTCTATTTATGAAAAACAGCACGGAGATGGCTTTTATATCGATAGAGTGTTGATTTATCCTTAAAATTTTACAACAAGCGTCTAAATTATTTAAATTTTATCTTCTTTCGAATGTAACTAACAATCGTGTCAACTCCCTTGTAACCTACGTAACCAACAATAAAGCTAGTAAATAGGACGGCGTTATAGTTAAGGCTAATCATAGATGATAATAAGGGGGTGAGATATACAGAAATTAAGCCCCCCGATATTAGGTGAAAAAAAACTTTCCAAGTGGATAAACTATCCTCTTTTCTTAATGAAACAAAAGCTCCAGCAAAACCGCCGAGCCAAAGTAACAGTTCACCTGCAATTCTCTTTACGTCTTGCATTTATAATTATAATAATGGTTATTATAGCTCCAGTTATATGCTCGTATATTTGAGCTTTGAAAGGATTAAATAGTAGTTCATCCGCTAACGCTGAAAAAGCTATCCATAAAAATACTTTACAGATAGCTTTCTCTAATCCTTTTCTTGCGTTCTTGCAAATCATGTAAGCGCAAACAGATAATGCAATGGTATAGCTTAATCCAAAAAACTTCTCGTTAAGCCATTGAGGGAAAAAAGCGTAAGAATATAACTTATTTACGTTGTAAGCAAGGCTTAAAAAAAACACAACCACAACCATCAATGAAAATACTTTATACTCTTTTCTCATACTATCCACGTCTACTGCGCCCCCCGATAATTGTAATCGCTGAATTTATCGCACTTGAAACTTGATTGAATGTAGTATCTTCCGAAATGCTAGCTTCAAAACTAAAACCTGAGGGATTCAAAGTTAAACCTAAACTTTCTTCACCTGCATGCGGTTGTAAAGCCTCTAAAATAGCGTTTTTGACTTGGTCATTAGTAACACCATTCGGAATTTCATACTTCAATGTTATTGTAGCATTTTGCCACTCGAAAACTACATCTAATCTTTTCATCTTTTTCATCATTTTGGCAAATATACAAAAACCGTTCATCATTGAAATAAACCGTTCATCATTTTATTGAAAATATTTTAATTTTTATATCTATTTTTGAAGAAATAAAAAACAGAAAAACATTTTTTTATGGACACAGGAATTACAAAAGGAATTTTTTAAACCAATGTTAGCATCAGTATTTATTATGGCTAAAAGCTATAAATCAATGATTGACGATAGCGTAAGTAAAGCACAGATTGTTGATACTGTTACAATGCTAGTTGTCGAGAGGTGGGTTTAGCCTTTTCGATAACACTTGGATAAACAGAACCTGAAATAACGCAAAATTCACGAACACCTTCCCGAAGGCAGGAACTTGATAAACAAAAGCAGTTTTAAAAGAAATTATTAACTAAAACAAATAAATACAATGGACGAAAGAGATTACAAAGCTATGAACGAAGAACTAAACCCGTCATTGCCACAAGGTGATGTTAGCGGTTCGTTACGTTTTTCGGAGCGAGATGTGGACTTTGCATGCTTATGTGGTGTGTTTAATGTTAGTGGTATAGATGGACTTCAAAAAGAGATACAGCGGTTAAAATCAATAGGTAAACACCCTCACGATATTATTGATGCTTGTCATAAGCTGACCACCAAAGATTATTAACAGCAATTTAATACATAGCAAAGCTTTTATGCTACATTACTAAACAAGCATTTTTAAATTAAATCAACAAACATATTAATTTAACTTCAAGCCCTTTTTACGACACTTCCCTGCTAGACCGTTTCTTATGTATTCACTTATTAAAGTTCGGCTTTTTGGCTTAGTTTTACGTTTTTACCTTTCGGAATGTAGCACCAGTTGTTAAGCTTCAAACAGAGCTGGATTTTATTTTTTGTAAAACCATTCGTAAAGAGCGGTTATTTTTGTTAACGATGTACAACCAAATACAACACCTTATAAAATAAAAAATCCCAGCTAAAGTAGAGTGCACTGGGAAATTTAACCTAACTATAACTCTTTACGAAGATTGATAGAAAATAAAATATCTTTAATATACACTCTACTGTATAACTGTAAAGCAAAATTAAAAATAAATTTCATACATACAACATTTTTTAAACAAATTTTTTATTAACTTTGAATCCATTAAAAATAAACATGGAAAAAATAAGCAACTTTACAGCAATATTAGTAATTTACGTTTTATTCGTGTTTTACAACTTGACAACGGTTTTCAACCCAAAAGAAAAACCAAGCTTCAAAGAATTTCAAGAAATAAACTACTTGAAAAAAGTGATCCAAAGGATTATTTCAATGGGTGCTTTTTACTTGGTATTTATCTTCTTTGGAATCATAACTTTAATTGTTTTTTTTACAATTATCGTTTTTTTTCTTATTTTCGTGAAATACAAAAATAAATAGTCATGTTAATAGCTTTATTTGTAATCTCAATCGTTACCGTAGTAGTGGTAACTGTGGCAATCGTAGCAGCAACTTAAAACAGTAATTTTAAGTAAATAAGATTTTTATGGGTAAATTTTCAGAAGAATTATTTGACAAAATCTGTGATGAAATTGCTGTTTCCTCCGTTGGTTTATTTCACATCTGCAAAAAACATGGAACGACTTCAAGAAGCTTTTTGAGATGGGTTCGAGAGGATGAAAGCGAGGAACTTCGTCATAAATATGCGTGCGCGCGCGAAGACCAAGCCGAATTTTTAGCAGACCAAATTATCGAGATTGCGGACGATTCAACGCACGACACCAAAACAATAACAAAGGGTGACCAAACTGTTGAGGTGGAAAATACTGAATGGGTTAATCGCTCCAAATTAAGAGTTGAAGCGCGTAAATGGACGGCATCTAAATTGAAGCCTAAAAAATATGGTGATAAATTAGATTTAACTAGCGGCAATGAAAAACTACCAACAGCACCACAGCCAATAGTTATAGAAATAGTAAAACCAACAGAATAGTGTGCAGGCTACAATTGTTTTTCAAAAGATTTGGGAAGCTATCAACGAAAAAAAAGAAGATGGCAGTAGAAAGTATAGATATATCATAAATACAGGTTCTTCACGTTCTTCAAAGACTTACTCTATTTTACAAACTCATCACTTAACAGCATTATCAAATGAAAATAAACGTGTTTCAATTTGGCGCGAAACTAAACAAGATGTCAAGAATACTGTTTTAGCTGATTTAAAAAAAGCGTTCACAACATTTCCTCAATACGATAGTGTAATTTTCAATATTACGGAATCTATTTATAAATATCCAAACGGTTCAACTATTGAAATTTGCGGTGGTGATGATACAAATAGGGTTCATGGATTTCAAGGCGATGTAGCGCATTTTAACGAGCCATACAAGATGCCTAAAGAAGTGTTTGATCAAATAGATATGCGTACTTCTGATTATGTTATTATCGATTGGAATCCAAAATCGCACCATTGGATTGACCAGCTTTCAAAACAAGATAATGCTATTGTAATACATTCTACTTTTAGAGATAATCCATTTGTTCCTGAACAGCAGAGATTAAAGATTTTATCATACGAACCTACGCCGTTCAACATTGACCAAGGTACTGCAAACGAATGGATGTGGCAAGTTTACGGCTTAGGATTAAAAGCTGAAAAGCCAAACCGCATTTACCATTGGAAAAAAATATCGCGCGCTGAATACGACGCTTTGGATTGTCATGTTATGTATGCCGTCGATTGGGGCAAGGTAGACCCTTTTTCAATTGTGGAAATGAAACTCTACGACCAAAAAGTATACGTCCGTGAGTTAAATTATCTATCTGAAAATCAAATAAAAGCCAATGCAACCCCCGAAGAACTAGCACAGATGTGTCACGGTACAAGTTCTGCGATTGACACACAAAACAATGAAGATACGGGCGTTGTTTTATGGCTGTTTAATAAATTAGGTTTAAAACGCGATGCTTGGACGGTTTGCGATAATAACAGACCTATAAAACGCGATGCTTGTCGTCGTGCTGGATGGGAATATATTGAGGACACTATTAAGGTGGGAATGAAAGTAGACTCAATTTCAATGGTTCAGAATGTAGACATTTGCTATACTGACGACTCACCAAATATCGAGTATGAACATGAGAACTATTCTTGGAAAGTTGACCGATACGGCGTAACATTGGAAGTTCCTGAAGAACACGACGACCACCACATGGATAGTATACGTTACGGAGTACTTAAATTAATTAGTGTAGGGCTTATAGGAATTACTGTTTAAACAGTCTCTTCAATTAGATTCAAAGCTTCTTCTTTTGAATACCCTGCTTTTACGTAAGTTTCAATAGTTTTCGCTTTCAATAACTCAACTTCCATTTTACTCTTTTCATCTTCTTGCAAAGCTTCAATATGTGAATAATTTAACACTAAAGAATGACCATTTTTCAAATTTAAACCCTCTGTTAAGTTGTTGCAAAAATCGTTAGCAAATGGGATTATACCATCTTGGTAAGCCATTTTTATACCTTCATTTAGATTCGCTTGTACCTTTGATTTTTCTTTACTGAAGATATTATCATTCAAATTTACCGAATCAATAATTTTCTTCATATCCTCAGAAATCTCTTCAAAAAGCATCATATCCTTTATAGCTCCAGAAGTAGAAGTAAAACTCCATTTTCCATTTAAAATTGAAATAGGTGATTGTTCGTCAAAAATCCCGTGTGTTTCGCTTGTGTATTGCTTTTCAATCTTCAAACGTTGCTCAGAACTGATTGGAGCAACTTGTCCTATTGAATCTTTGCCGTTTTCATTTGATAAAACACCCAAAGCACCACGTTTTACGATGTTTACATTTCTATAACCATAAGCACCGCGAATGTTTGATATTGGCATTTGCAAAGCTTCTAAGGCGGATTTTCCTTTGATTGGATTTAATAAGTCTATTGCTTTATGGTGAATTATTTCTTTAGAATTCCATGTCTTTTTTTGAGTAGTTCCGTTTTGGTCATATTCCAAATAGTATTCACTTATTATTGAATCGATATCTGTTTGTTCATAAATCAATCCTGTTGTTTTAATTTTAATTCTATCAGGCGGTAAATTCCACAATGCACTTGGTGCTTCTTGTAATGATGAACCTAGTAATTTGTATGTAATTCGATTACCAAACACTAAGTAATGCAATGCGCTTTCCTGCATGAATGATTTGCCGTTTAACAAGGCATTTGGCTTTAACAATCGTTTTACTATCTCAGAATTCTCAACTACTTCTCCGTTTTTATCGATTTCTTGAAATATTCCATTTGAAAACATAGAAGCAAATCGATTGAAAACTATATATACCTCAGGTGTTGTTCTGTAAATATTAGCCTCGTGTCCTAGAATTGTAACCCATTGTTCTTTGGCGTTAGAATTATCAACATCCATTGCGCCCCATGGATTAGGTGTTTTAGTAAAGTTATTTGTACCGCTACCACCCCAAGAAATAAAGTTTCTGCCGAAGAAATTAATAAAACCCATAAATTTTATATTTTTTTTCAAATTTATTAAATAAAAGTTATATTTGTTGAAATTTTTACTAAATTCTAAGTTTATGAGTTATTCAGAACAAGAAATTAAGGAGATTAAGGAAATTAAAACAAAAAGTGTTAAATCTTTAGAAATTGTTAAAAAATGAATTTAACTGAAATTTTAGCAAATAAAGAGCTAGCTATATTGAAGAAAAAGTCTGAAATTCAAAAAACTGACTTTTCTAATGTTCTGTTCGACGGAGCTTCTAAATCTTTTGAAAACCAAATAGACAAAATTGAAGTTTTAATATACGAAGCTGAGGTTAAAAAAAGTCGCAACCCTTTTATGTTTGAGCAATATTCAAAAGGTCATGTATTGAATCATTCAGTCGGTATGCGATATGTAAAACTTCATTTCTGCTACAATAACGATGCTCCTGAATACACAACAGATAAAGAAAACTTCGACAAATACCACCCTTTAATTTTGAATAAGGAAGATGTTCAAGACTATTTCTGGGCTGTTACCGAAGCAAAAAACATCGAAGGCTCAAGTGTGGTTAAAGGGTCTAATTTCCTAACTCCTGTGTTGTCAACACAGTTTATTGACGATGAAACAATTCGTGTAAAATGCGCTATTTCACCAAGTAATATAATTGATTCACATAAGGATGTTCATATTTCTGGTCTATGGAATAAATCATTGAATGAGAATAAATACAACTTATTTCTACAGGAACATGATATGAGCTTTGACAAGGTTATTACAGATTCAGTTTCAGGAGATTTAAAGGTTTATACTGAAATGGTGAGCGTTAAAGAATTATTAAGCAAATTTCAAAATAAAAATATTGAAGCCGTTGGAAACACTTCAAAAAACGAGCCGTCAAATGACACTCAAAACAGAAAAACAAAATTATTATTAATTTAAAATTTAACAAAATGTTTTTAGAAAAAACAATTGAAGAATTTGAAGCTATGACGGCAAAAGAACAAGCTGAATATTTAGTTTCTAAACGTACACACGAAGCTGAGGAACTTGAAAAAAGAATTAATCAAGCCGTGGAAGATGCAAAAAAAGGTGGTGCAACAAAAGAAGAAGTTGAATCATTAGAAAAAAAACAAGCTGAGATTATCAAAGAACTTGAAAATTTAGGTTTGCAAAACAAAGCTTTATTAGAGCGTATTAGCGGTGGAACAACTGTTGCTGAAAAATCAAGTTTAGTAGAGTTTGTTGAAAAAAGAGTTAAAAAATTAGGTGACGAACGTAAAAATGCTTGGGAGTCTGTTGTTGTAAAGGCAGCAGCTTTAATGACTACAGCAAATGTTACTCCAAACGTTGCTAACGGGTTTAATCAATTATTTGGGAATTATGTTGACCCAGTAATTCACTCTGCTCCTAAGCGTGATGTGTTTATTTTACAACTAGTAGACACGCAATTAGCTTCAGGAACAGAGAATATTTGGTATGTAGAGCGTGTAAACTTAGAAGGTGATGCGCAATTTATTGCAGAAGGTGCTTTAAAACCTTTAATTGACGGTGAATATGCAGAACGTAAAGCTGATGTAAAAGAGGTTGCAGAACGTTGGAAGCAATCAAGACGTTTGATTAACCACGCGCCTTCTGTAGTTGCTGACTTCAGAACTCATGCAAATGAGTTGATTTCATTAAAAATTGACGATGGAGTTTTAAACGGTGATGGAACAGGTAATAACTTAAATGGTGTTGCTACGTTAGCATCCCCTTTTATCGTTCCAACAGGGTTAGCAAACTTTTATTCAGCTCCAAATATTTTTGATGCTATCATGGCAGTAGCGACTTATGTACACTTAAATAATTTTAAAGGTCAGTTAACTTGTGTATTAAACACAGTTTGGAAGGCTAAAATGTTTGGTGAAAAAGAAGCTACTACAAACAATTATATTTTACCTTCTTTTGTTGCTCCTGATGGTTCGTCTGTTGGTGATGTAAATATTGTTTTTCAAAACGGAATGAATGAAGATTCAATCTTATTGGGAGATTTGAAGCGCTTTAAAGTTCGTATTTCTGAAAATATTACTTATGCAGAAGGTTATGAAAATGACGATTTTTCTAAAAACTTAGAGTCTCGTAAATTAGAAGCTTTCCTAGGTACTTATTTACCTGCTAATTACGCTGGAGCAATTATTTATGATGATATTGCTACTGTATTAACTGCAATTGAAAAACCTTAATTTAAAATAAAATAACATGGCAACTGAGAAAAAAGAAACAGTAACGATGGATGCGGAAGCAATGATTGCTGAAAACACTAAAAATGGAACTAAAATCAAATACAATGATAGAGTAAAATTGAAAGTTGTAAAAGATACAAATTTCTACAAAGCTGGTCAGGTAATTAATCCACATCGAGTAATAGCTGAACAATTAGTGAAAGATAAAATCGCTGAAATAATTAAATAATAATGGGATTAATTGTAAATACAACAGACTTCGTAGGGCGTTATGAATTGGCGTTAAATCCTTTGCTGACTCCAAAACTTGATGATTATATCAATCAAATGGAGAGGTCTTTTATTTACAAAATCTTAGGGATTCAATTAGGAGCGTCGTTTGTTAACGATTTAACAAATGGCGTTCCTTCTGATTCTAATTATTTACTAATTTTTAATGAATTGTTTTTTGAAAGTTCTTGTAAAGCTCAATTTCATTCGATTGGATTAAAAAGCGTTTTACTTGGCTTAATTTATTCAAGTGTTATTATTGAGAGTCGTTTAACCTCTTCTGCTTTAAATGGCGTTGCGGAAAATTCAGTTCAAGGTCAAGTTGTAACAAGTCGTACAGAAGCATTTAATCGTTATAATGATTCGGTTGATTCTATAAAGGCTATACAAAGATTTTGTTCAGAAAACTCGGACGATTTTTTAGAGTATAACGGGCAAAAATTCTTATATCAATGGTAAGGGATGTAGTTGATATTGTTCGAAATGACATTGTGTCAAAAATCAATAACCAAATCAAAGTTGTTGAGGTTATAAGTGAAAATCCGCAAACTATTAAAGTTCGTGTATGTTCTTTGAAGTGGT